ACGGTCGCCTAAGTCTTGTATAACAACGTTTTGAAACGCCTTAATCACGCCGTCTTTTACCTGCTTGGCAAGGTTAATTCGTACTGCGCTTTCAATCTTTGCACGAGTACCCGCAATTGCAGGGTTGCCAATCTGACCGTCGAGTCTTGATCGTAACGTTCGTACAGACGTGTTAACGGATTCGTTTGCAGACACTTCGCTATAAATAGGATTATCGTCCGTCATGTAAGTTGTTACCGAACGCTCGATTCTTAATCCTAAGTTATCAAGGCTTAACGCCAAGATGCCTTTTTGAATTGCGTCGTTTGCGCTTGCTACAACATTCCATTCCGCGTGCTGTTCCGAACCAAGAACGTCGGGTCGTTTGCGTGTCAACGGGGTAGATACCTCTGACCCTGCCTGCATACACGCAACCATGAGTGCGAAATACTTCGGAGAAAGTGTCTTTAAAGTACCGTTAGGCATAGAATACTTGATTGATTGCCCAACAAGCGCCATGTGTCTACTGTTTAACTTACTGGAATAGTCACTAAACAAAGTTGCCAACGAGGTATTCGCGGGTGCGCCTGCATAACCGTTACGCTCTCTGCCATAAAGCTGTGCGTCTTTACAGTGTTGCAGTACCTCTTTATGCGTAGCAATTGCCTCGTCGAGCGCCGTTACAATCTGTACATCTTCAGATAACAGAGTTGCAAGGGCTGCGGTATATCCCGCTGTTGTGGGACTTGCCTGTGTGCCTCCCATAAGGATAGCGCCGGACGCCAAAGCTGGCTTTTTAGTTGCGCCTGTTGCGCGGCTTCCAACTACAATTTGAGACGATTTAAGCGCCTGTATAAGGGCATGTAGGTCCGCACGAAACCCTACGGCACCGTTCAACGCTGCTGTCTTCGCATCCAACTCGTTTGCAGGGATGCCACCGAGATTCGGAGCGACCTTAACAACTGCAACATTTGGCACAGCGTCTAAGGCGTCTGCCATTTGAGCAACAGATGCAAAATCTGCCGTGTTCATTGCTAACAATTCGGCGCTGAAAGTAAACTGCGAAGATTCTCCCGCTGTTCTAGCTGCTGCCTCACACGTTGCGACGGTTTTAAATGCCGCTGTCGTAAGTACCGAAGTACCGTCCGCAGGCATCGGAACAACCTCAGAATGCGCGGACCCGTCGGCTAACGTCCCCGCAACTGTAATATTATGTACATTTGCATAACTCGCAGACGGTGTTATTTTGATGTTTCTAGCTGCCGGTAAAGAAAATACGCAATCTACAGACTCGGATGCTGTGCCGTTGCTCGTTGTAAAGCCCTCCGTGAGAGTAACCGCGCTAGGTGTTACGGCAAGAGAAGATGTGCCTGTACCGGAAAATTGAGCCGTGAAAAGAACGCCGCTTTCAATCCCTGTAAAAGCCTCAACTGACCCGTTATACCGCACACTCATATCAAAGGCTGTACCGTTGGCGTTTTGGGCAATGTCCATTGAAACTTTATTGCCTGCTTTTCCGTGTAGCTTAGACTTAACAAGCAAACTAGCAGAAGCAGAAGCGTCTAAAAACACGTGCTGTGCCTGACCGACCGCTGCTGAATTTACTAAAGTCAACTTAGCCGCGCCGCCGCCGATTCTATCATCTGCTGCCGGAGAAAAGGCAATCTTTGCAAGAAGCTGCATGTCTGCGTCTCCCAAAAAGTAATCGCTCATTGCTCGTGCAGAAGAAAACACCTTCGGGGTGCTCTGTTGAAGCATTGAAAAATCCCCAACAACTGCCACATTCCCTGTACTTACGCCTGATCCGCCAAGGGCAGAAGCGTCGATAACCGCATAGACGCCAGGACGAAACGTACGTACCCCATTAAAACTAATTGATGATGGCATGTTGTCCACCCCTTTCATGTCTACTACAATGTAGGATAATATATGTCATTGTGTGCTAATCTGCCAGATCTACTTTACCAGAAGCCGTAGCACCTGTTTGAATTGTTACACCCGCACGCGCCACGGCATCGTGGATACCCACGTTCCAAGGTACGTTAGTCGGGTCGGAAATTTCAGGTACGTCGGCAAAACCTAGCGCCTCATACCGTTGTCTTCTTACGTAAATACCTAATTCTTCTGCTAAAAGATTGTCGTCGGGCGCAAGATCTGCCGCGTCAAGATATTTAACATCGTCGTAGTATTCTAAGAACGCTTTTGTCAATCTAGTCGCCGCCGCACGGCACACTATATGTAGACATCGCGTAATTTCAGGATGCTTGGATAGAATCGTAACCGACACTCGTTGTGTCAGTAGTATTTTCTCGACCTCTCGATTGTTCACAAGCATATGCGAAAACCTACCAAGCGGATGTCCGGGGTTCGATGTGTTTTCGCTCTCAAGCTGTACCGCAATCACCGGAAAGTCGTCGGCACCTGGACTAAAAGACGCTTTGATTGTGGGCTTATTCGCATTTAAATTAGCAAACCACGTGCTTAAAAGCCCCGCAGACACACCTTTAAACAGATCTTTAAAGTCTGTTTCATTACTTAGGTACTGGCTAACGCCGGATTGCATACCTTGTAATAAATGCAGATCGAATAATCCCGCCACTTTACACCAGCCCCGCGTTTTGTAGAATGGAAGGTAGTGCTTTTACGACGTTAGCGGCTATGTTTTTTGCATCTACGCCTTTAGATCTCCACGCTTTTGGGTCTGTATTTGTCATACTTACGGTTCTGAAAGTCGAATACTTAGATGTACTCATTTTGCCCGAAGACCCCGACACCGCGCCCATTCTAACCATGCCTGCCGCTTGCGTGCTTACATGATGAGGTTTAAGTTTTGAACCTTGCCCCGACGGAAGACGGGTACCCCACATTGTTCTGCCTTTTTCTTTCGACGCCACGGAAAAAACCGCCTGCCCGTCTTTTGCTAAGGCGTTAAATAGTTTAGGCGCGTTTGTTCCTGCTGCCGCGCTCGCTTCTTTGGTGTTAAAGTTGAAAGGGATAACTAAGTAAGGTCCGTTCTTTCCCTGTTTTACTTTTTTAGAACGTAAAAGGGACTGCCCTTGTACCCGCATATCATACTCACCCTGAGTACCTATGCCGCCCGGACCAAAACCAAACTCTTGAATACGCGCCAGCATCGCGTGTTTACCCGTCGCTTCCGGTCCCGGTAGCGAACAAACGACTCGATCTCTCTCTACAGTAATACCTAACGACTTAATATACGCGCCCAATGTCGTATTAAGCACCTTAGACGCCTCGTTAGACCACGTTTGGACAAGAAGACTACCTAAGACCTTGGTCCGGTTAAACGCGCCCTTTAAATCGGTCCCGTAGATTCTTTCCTTTAAATTAGATAGCCGCGTATACTCCGCCATTAGATACCTCTCTCTTCGTTTAGAAATTCTAATTTGGCGTTGCACTGAATAGGTAGCGGCTTAAAGTCTACCGTTGTCGATTTTTGCTTAATAAAGGTATCTCTAAATGCGTGTGGGTGGTCAACGACGACAAACCGGGGATGTGCGTAATAGCTGACCGCATACCTCGTATTTGTTGTAGGTGCATTGCCGCTGCTGTCCCCTAACGTGAAATCTAAATTCCCGCTCGCGTTAACTACGAAATCTGTACCTTCCACCAAAGCGCCTGTGTCTGTACAGGTACCGTCAAGGTTCGATCTATGCAGGTTTAGTACGCCCACTTGGGTACCTCCCGTGCTGAGATCAAGTGACCTTGTTACGATAGGAAACCGGGGTTCTTCAACAGCTTGCGCCGTACGTATCTTGGTTTCCCTATACAAAAGTACAGAATCCGACATCGTAAACCTGTCACCGTACGACGGTAAATGCTCCGGTAACAACGATATGTTAATCATGCCCGTAGCAAACTCGCCGTAAAGCCTAAAGCGTTCAGGGTTTTCCGACGCACTTGTAACAATTGCGCGTACCGTCTGCGAGGAGTGATAGAAGTAGCCTCGCCCCTTACATTTGGCGCAATCGACACGAGACTCATGTGTTCTTGCCGTAGAATTTAAAGACACCTGTAAGGAATAGTCCGCCGTCGGTCGCTTGCACGGACACTCCTGCGCCTGCTCCCACACTAAGTTTAGACCCGCTTTAAAGAAAAACTTACGAAATTCTTCGGGTCTAAAGTCTACTCGTGGTCCGAGTTTTGTAGGTTGGCGGCTAGGTAACTGCATTTCTACATTACCCCGACACTTATCATCTTATACTTTGCTTTTAATGCCGGTATTAGTGCTTTTAACTCGCGCTCAAATTGAAGCACACGGGCACCGTAACCGCTGTTTGTAGCACTTGCTGTTGTATTGAGACTCTGATGAATGCCGTCTACGCCTACGCTCAAAGAAGCAATACCTGCGCCTGCAATTAAGTCACCTGCTACGTCTAAAGGCAGTAATGCCGCCTTGTAGCCTATTGCCTGCTTTATGTCTGCTGGCAATGTAGACACGGTATACGAAACCGTAATATCTTGTGCTTGAATAGATGCAAGATTAACGTCGAATCCTCCGTGCCCTCTTTCGCTTACAAAAGTCGAAGGTGTAGATGTTAATTCTACTTCGTATTTCATTAACAGATCGTTTTCAAAAACCACGGTCGCTTTTGTAGACCCTTGGGGGATTGTAACGGTCCCTTGTAAAGACTCAAAACCACTTGTGTAATCGAAATAAAAGTATCCGGGGACATATCTTTGCGGCTGTAATACATCGCCTGTGATCAAAGGTATTCCGCTCGTAAAACGATAACTGCTGTTTAGTGCCTTTTCCGATGGAATCAAGTGTATTTGTCCGTGTGTAGGCGATACTAGATTTGCCCAATCGGAGGGTAATTCTGCTGCTTTAAACGCGCCGAATTTCACTTGTATTTTTGATATAGATCGCACTGGTCTGTGATCTAATCGGAAGGGATAGAAACCTGTACGTAAAGGCTCGTAGGCATCATGTCTCTCGTTTTTCACATGA